TTCTTGTTCTAATCTTACTCGCTTAACTTTTAAGTTAATATTCTCTGCACTTTTTGCTTCTCTACTTCTTAGATAATACAAACTCTTTAATCCTTTTTTCCAAGCTTGATAATGTACTTTGTTTGTATAACGTAAGAAATTATCATGCTCTTCTTGGGATGCTTGTATGCGTGGAGCAACAAAGAATAAGTTAACTGATTGTGATTGACAAATATATTCTTGTCGTCTTGATGCGTGTTCGATAATCCAATTCTGGTCTATCTCATTTGCAGTTTTAAATACATCTTTTTCCATATCAGTTAAAAAGGATAGATGTTTTACTGAACCTTCATGTTCACTAATACTTTTCCAAATACTATCTTTATAAGATTGATAATCATTCTCATATTCTTTTTGTAACTCTTCCGACATATTCCATTTTGTTTTTAATAGATTATGTAGTTGTCCGTTACGAACTTGGAATGTGCCACTTAAAGTTTTATGTGAATATACATTAGCTCTAATAGGTTCTATCGAAGGACTAGTACCACCACAAATAATACTTGATGTGGCATTAGGAGCAATAGCCAACAAGTGTGCATTACGCATACCTGTTCCTTCCATATCTGGTGCTTCCCCTCTTTCAAGGGCTAACTCTTTAGATGTTTCTGTTGCTAGTTCTTTTATCTGTTTAAATATTTTTATATTCTGACCATCTGCCATAGGACTATCAAAAGGAATATTTAATTTTTGTAGATAGGTATGAAAACCCATAGCACCTAAACCAATACTTCTTTCTCGATACGCACTATACCCTGCTTTTTTAAAACCTAATCGAACAGAGTCCATGTTTTTTATTGTACCTTTATAATCATAAGTAAACTCATATGTTTCTTGAATAAAATGTTCAAGAACATTATCTAACATTCTAACCATATCTGGTATGAATGTAGCAGACATTGACCACTCATCATACTGTGCAAGGTTAACACTTGATAAACAACATACAGCAGTTCTTTCTTCATCAGTAGGTAAAGTTATTTCACTACATAAATTAGATTGATTAACTTTTAATCCTAACTTTTGTTGGGACTCGGGTAAATCTTTATTAGATGTATCAATAAAATGTAGATAAGGCTCACCTGTCTCATGTCTTGTTTCTAAAATTAATCTCCATAACTCTCTAGCATTTATTGTCTTTACAACTTTCTGAGAATGAGGGTCAACTAATTCCCAATCAATATTTTTAGAAACACATTCCATAAATAAATCTGTAATGTTTATTCCATGGTGTAAGTTAAGACACTTTCTATTTGAATCACCACCAGATGATTTACGCATAAATAAAAACTCTTCTATCTCTGGATGCGATACATCCATATAAGCAGCATAGCTACCTCTTCTTGTTGTCCCTTGATTAAAGGCTAACATCTGACTATCAACAACTCTCATAAAAGGTATTGACCCAGTTGATTTAGAGCCATGAGAAGTAGATGTTCCATCACTTCTAACATCACCCCAATAACCACCAATACCACCACCATTACTAGCTAACCAAATGTTTTCATCATAGTGTTCACTCAATCCTTCTCGACTATCTGGAACATAGTTAAGGAAACAAGAAATAGGTAAACCTTTTTTTGTACCTGCATTAGAAAGAATAGGAGAAGAAAAACCAAACCAAGTCTTACTAGCATAGTCATATATTCTTTGTGCCATATCCCAATCTGTTTCTCCATGATATGTTGATACATACTTAGCCGCTCTTGCAAAAGCGTGTTGTGGTGATGTCTCATTTTTATCAAGGTATCTATCCTTGACAGTTGCTACACCAAATGGTGTTAAGTTTTTGTCCCTGCTTATATCAATTTTTATTTTCATTCTTTTCCCTTTCTTTACATTCCCCGGCAATAGACATATACGCTGATGCATCAATGTATGTATCTGCTGTAGGCTTACCCAATTTTGTTCTTGCTATTTTTAATAAGCACATCATTATAGCAACATCATGTGCTGTTATATTTACATCTAAATATGAAGACCATAGTTTTGCAATGTTGTTATGGTTATCTACTTTATCCCCATAGTCAATGTTTCTTTGTCCTCCTACTAATTTAATTGCTTCGTCTAAATATTTCTTAGTGATGTTCACTACTATCTCCTTTCTTAAATAATATTTTTTCAAACTCTCTCATACCAATGTAAGATGCAAGTTCATTGTTGTTCTTTGCTAACCAAAAAATACCATGACCTAACATCATTATATCTCTATCGCTCTCACATAAATTTACAAACTCAACATCAATCTTTTTTGTTTTACCTACACCTATTGGTGTTAACACAATATAAGCTTTACCTTCTTCCATTTTTTACCATCCATTCTCTTGGTATTTTTTTATCACACCATTTAAAATTATATTTATTACACCAATCGGCATAGCTTGTCTTAGAATTTTTTCTAATCTTTACTCTTGAATTTTGAAAACAAAAACGAATATCATGTTTAGTACTCTGTCTAATCCATAAATGTTTTTTTCTATCGGCAACAGTAAACCTTCCTTTAATTTCTACATAGATGTTAGTAGCAGGAAAATAAAGGTCGGGAAGATAAGAGCGATGAATAATCGGTTGGACATACTTTAATCTTTCTTTCTCGTAAAAAAATTTAATGTGTTTAGTTTCTAAATTTTTTATTATTGTTTCTTCAAACTTAGACCGATACTTCATTTAACTCCATGTAGCCACCTATCTTTTTATCATCAATTATTATTTGTGGAAATGTTTTTGCATCTGGAAATATATTAAAGAAGTCTTCTCTTGTATAGTCAACATCTAACATAAGTATTTCTGGATTGTGCTTTGCTAATTTTAATTTAGCTTTCTCACAATAAACACAGTTTGCTTTAGAGTATATTTTTATTTTCATTGTTCCTCATAATTATATCATTTAATTGTGTAAATGTCAAGTCTGGATTTCGTTTTAATTTTTTAATGACCCACTTATAAGACCATGCACTTAATCTAATTTGATTTTGGAAATAAAAGTGTGTTTGTTTAGGCATCATGGCAAAGATATTCTTTTCATTTACTTTATCTTTTTCTTCTTCAGGCAACAAAGACTGTAACCATTCAACAATAATAGTCTTTGCCTTTCTTCTAATCACTTTCATTTGTTTTCTATTCATATACCTCTAGCTCACTAATTAAAAATTTATAAATTTTTGTACCATGTATAGTTTGATATGGTCTGTTTGTTAAATCAACATTTTTTATTATATATGTGTTTGGAAAAACTCTTTCATTATTTTTATTTGTATACATTATATTAATTAATAAATTAGTTTTTAATCTAAACTCTGCAATACCAATACTGTTATCCTTCCATACAGGTTCTTTTATTTCATATGATTTAAAATTACTCATTAATTTTTACTTCCTCTACTTTAGGTTCTTTCTCAATGTGAGTTAAGTGTACCCTACCATTAGCATATTGGAATGTTCTTAATCCTTTTCCATCATTAGCATCTTTATAACATTCAACTTTATGTGAACAGTAAACACAACCGACAGGTAACTTCATGTTGCCAGACTTCTCATGTTTAACAGGTTCATAACATTTTTCTGGTGGTTCTTCTTTCTCTAGTTTTTCTTTTAAATCTTTTATTAAAGTTTTAACATTTGGTTTCATTAAATCATCTGGTCTAAACAAAGCAAGTTGTCCAGTTGATTTATTGATAGCAAGGAAACCACCATGTTTTGTTTGTTCACTTTCTTCATAGCCACTTAGCTGTGCTATATAACCAAATGGGTCGTCTTCATTTAGTGTACCTTGCTCAAACTTTTTAAATGAATAAGCAGACGCAGTTTTTACATCAACAACTTCACCATCAATCTTACTATCCATATGACCTACAACACCACTCACACTAACTTTCTTTTGTTGGTCCGTTACGTTATGTCCTGCTAGTTCAGCAAGAAATAAAACAAGATGTTCTAGTATATGTCCATATAAAAATTTAAGTTGCAGAGCAGGGTCTGGTTCATATTGTTTTTGTGGTCGATGTTTATCATACCATAACTGTCTTGCAGGTCTACCAAGAATAGACATACGCAGATTAGATTTAGTTTGTTTTACTGGATTGGTCCAGTCTACAATAGATTCTTTTACATTTACCAAGAACTTTTCTAGTTGTTCTGGTGACACCTTCAACTTTTTACTGTTAGCTAAATCAATTAATAACTGATTTATATCTGGGACTAAAGTGTCTAAAGTCTTAGTGGGTTTCTTTCCAGTTGTTGCCAATTTTATACTCCCCGTTTAATGGACATCTTAGTCCTAGTTGATTACCGGCATCTACTATAGATTGCACAGCTAATTTACCAAACTTATCTGCTTGGTTCTCTCTGACTTGATATTGAAACTCATCATGTACATTTGCTACAGGAAGAGCATCAATATTATTTTCTTCAACACTCTTATCTAAAATGATAAGAGCTTTCTTCATTACGATTGCTCCTGCTCCTTGGATGAGGGTGTTGAGGGCAGAATGTTTTTGTCGGATGATGTGACATCGTTGGTCGAGACCTTTGAGGAAACCTTTTCTAGTAGCTGCATCCACTCTTGTTCTGAGCTTTGCAAGACTTGGGAGACCTCTAAGAAATCTCTCTTTAATCTGTCTTCCATAACTTTCAGACCTTCCA